CCGCCCGCGCCTTCACGTCACGCTTCAACCTGCTGCCGGCTCGCTGGTCCCGTCAGACCAGCGTACCAGTTCTTCCTAACAATTTAAATCATAACATCTGATACCCTCGCTCGCGCCGCAGATCGTCAGTCTGGGCTAAAACCGATCTTTCGTTTTGGCTCTGGATATCCGGCATAAAGCTGCACGTGGGCGTTGACGTGCTTGGACTGCCGCACGCCTTTCTCGTGACGACGGCTGACGAGGGCGACCGCAAAGGCGCGGAGGAAATGGTGAAGGCACACGCCTCCAATCTGCGGTCGGTGGCGGCCATGCTGGGGGATGGCGGTTATACGGGGGAGAAGCTGGCCGGGGCCGTGTTCCGCATGACGTGCGCGGCGGTGCAGATAGCGAAGCGCAACGAGCTTCACAAATTCGCCGTGATTCCGAAACGCTGTGTGGTGGAAAGAAGTTTTGCCTGGCTGGACAACTACCGCAGGCTTTGGAAGAACTGCGAGAGGAAGCTTGACACCTCATTGCAGATGACTACTTTGGCTTTCGTTGCGTTGCTGCTTAAAAGGTGGAGATGTTAAACAGCCTCTCAGGCGGGGAACGTGTACCGGCATAAGTTTTATCGACTCAACCCCGTTGAAAATGTGCCATAACCGGCGCATTTACAGTCATAAAGTGTTCAAAATGTGGGCGGCGCGGGGAAAAAGCAGCACCGGGTGGTTTTACGGCTTCAAACTGCACCTGGTTATCAACGAGTGCGGGGAAATCTGCTCCTTTTGCCTTACGCCGGGCAACATTGACGACCGGAACCTTGACGTTATCGGCTGGCTGTGCCGCGAACTGCACGGGAAACTCTTCGGGGACCGGGGGTATATCTCGCAGGCTCTGTTTGAGCGCTTGTACCGGCAGGGCGTCCAATTGATAACCAAGCTGAGAAAGAATATGAAGAACGTTTTGATGGATGTGCAGGACAAGCTGCTGTTGAGAAAACGGGCGGTGATAGAATCGGTTAATGATTTTTTGAAAAACATCTGCCAGGTGGAACACATCCGTCACCGGAGCTTCATTAACTTTCTGGTCAATCTGGTGGCGGCTGTATCGGCATACAGTTTCCTGCCACGTAAACCGTCAATTACCGGCCTTCGTGATGGAAAGTTTTTGCTGGTTCTTGTTTAGCCTTTCATCGAACTCACGTTATTTAAGGATAAGCCCTTAATCCTTTAACCTGGCCCGTAATTCCTCGAGTTCCGCGCGGAGACGTTCGTTTTCCGCATCCTTGCCGGCGATTTCGACGTTCTTGCTGGCGATTTCAACGTCCTTGCGGGCAACCACGCCCTCCCATTTCTTGCGCTCCTTATCCCCCGCGTGGCGCAGGGCGCCTCGTTTATGCGCATGATCTCGCGCTGCCGCTCTATCTCCAGAAACTCCGGAGAAGCCCTTATCTGGTCGAATGCGTTGAGTGCCTGTTCCAATTCCGGTACCTCCAGTTCCCTTATTTTGCTAAGCTACCCCCGTCCGCGCCTTGAAAAGCGAAAGCCACAAAAGGAGCATGTTCCCGGTGCCCGTCTGCGCTGGTACCTTCCTCAGCTCGAAAAAGTGCAGGCTCATCCTGTCGGACAGAAGCTCGCCCCGCGTCTTTTCCTGCGGGCGGAACTCCGAATGGAATTCCGCGCAAAAAGGTTGAAGTCGATGATGCTGATCACCACCGTGCGCAGCAGCTTCTGGTAGTCGTCGCCCTTGGGCAACGCGGACGAGTACATCCTGGCCCAGTGGAACAGCGCGCGCTCAGGATAGTCGCCCTCGTCGCGGACCTGGATCTCCAGGTCCACAAGCTGTCCGTCCACTGCCATGTTGATGTCCAGCTGGCAGAACTTGCCGCCCAGCACCTCCGGCGGCATCTCGGGGTTGATGACCTCGAACCGCTCGATGCTCCCGTGCCCGATTCCGAGCATCTCCGCGACAAGCCGCCTCAGCGTGCCGCCTGAACAGCATCTTAGTGATTTTCTGACTACTATACCGCAGGGGCCTAAAACAAAAAACTTTTGAGGAAACACATGAGCAAACGGCAGGAACTGTACAGACGGTATCGACCATCCACATGGGATGAGATGGTCGGCAATGAGACGGCGATTAAGAGCCTCAGAACGGAAATGGAAAACGGCAGCCACGTTTTTCTGTTACACGGCCCAGCTGGAACGGGCAAGACAACCCTGGCCCGTATCTGCGCCAATGAGATAGGGGCGGGGGAACTGTCCATCAGGGAGGTAAACTCAGCCAACAATCGTGGTATCGACACGGCCCGTGAGATCATAGAGCAGATACGGTACAACCCATCGGACGGGGAAAGCCTTGTTTGGATTATTGATGGATGCCATAAGACGACATCGGACTGGCAGAACGCCATGCTCAAGGCAACCGAGGATACCCCGTCACACGTCTACTTTTTTCTTTGCACTACGGAACCTAATAAACTCATACAGCCCTTACGTTCCCGATGTTCGGTAGTAACGCTAAAACCCCTCTCCGATGAGAGAATGACGTACCTCTTAAAACGGACGGCCAGTGCCGAAAAGAAAAAGGTGCCGGATGCCGTGCTTGAGCGAATAGTCGAGATGGCTGACGGGGGGAGCTGTAAGGCCCTTAAACTGTTGGGCAAGGTGCTTTTCCTGGAGGGGGGAGAGGATGAGCAGCTTGAGGCCCTGCGGGATGACGATGCCAGCGACGCCCCCGAAACGATTGAGTTATGCCGTGCCCTCATGAATGAAAAGACACGTTGGAGGGATATTGCCCCTCTGTTGCGAGAAATGGATTGGGGCGATACGGAGCGTGTTCGTTACGAATTTTGGGCTATGCTACCGCCGTTTTGTTGTCTGGAAAGATACTGCCCAGGGCCGTAGGAATGGCAGAGTGTTTTGCTGAACCTGCGTTCAATATGGGCAAAGCTGAGATCGTGTTGGGATGCCTAAACCTATTGGCAGACACGTAGGGTATAGCGAGTTTTACCTATAATAAGACAGACCAAAATTACAGGGGGAAACGATATGGCTACTAAAGCCGAGACGCTGGCTAAACAGGCGGCGGAAAAGGAAAAGTCCAAAGCGGACGTTACGGACACGTTGGTGGAACAGGAGACTGAGCCACGGTTGGGAAAAGCAACCGAAAAAAAACGGTGGAACGGGATTTGTCCATTAACAAGTTCAAGTTGGACATGGAGTGCGTTTCACATGCCTCTATGTATTTCCGCTATGCCGAGGCTGCACAACAGGCCAAGGCCCGTGTGGGGGAGTTTGAGGACAAACTAAAGCTGGTGATTGCCAAGCGCAATATCGACATCCGAAACGATTTTATCAATCAAGGTACCAAGTTTACGGAAAGTGTAATTGATGCCAGCCTTACCATGGATGAGGACGTAAAGGCTGCACGGGAACAGCTTAGGAATGCTCAGGCCGAGGCTGCAACTATGTCAGTTGCGGTATCGGCGTTCGATCACCGAAAGAGCCAGCTTGACAACCTTACCCGACTGTATTGTAGCGGATATTGGAGCAACGTGGTAGGCGGCAACGATCAGGCCGTGGGGAATGACAGGGCGCAGGGTGAGATAAGACGTAGCCTGGGCAAGCCGAAACCGGATAGTGAATAGTCCCTATCGGGGGGATTACATAAAACGTAAGAGGATAAGACTATGGCAGTGAAAACCAAGAAGGGTAACAAGTCCCTGGCAAAACGCTATCACCACAGCCACGCCACCAAAGACCAGGGCGGCGGTGGCAGTGGGATTTTCCGCTGGCGAGAGCTTGACCATGACGTGAAGTTCTATCAGCCGGCATCGGGCAGGGGCCGCATAAACATCGTTCCCTACGTCATCAAGTCCAAGAACCATCCGCTTGTCAAGAAGGGGGAGTTCGAGATCGGGGACATGGACTATGTGATGGACATCTGGACGCACCGTATGGTGGGGCCGTCCGAAAGCACCTTGATTTGTCTTAAAAAGACTTTCGGGAAACCCTGCCCCGTATGCGAGCAGTCCGAGGCTCTACGGAAACAGGGCAAGGAAAAAGAGGCCAACGAACTCAAGTCCAGCCGGCGGGTGTTCTACAATGTTGAGGACATAAAAAACAAGCCGGGGGAGCTACAGGTATTCGAGGTGTCTCATTTCCTGTTTGAAAAAGAG